CGCTTCTGTAACATCATGTAACGTGCAACAGCCTTGGCTTCGGGAAGATTTATCCCATCAAGTACCTTCTCATCAACGATGATGTTTCCCTTCTCAGTCTTCTTGTCAAACTTGACACCCAGACCTTGTAGTCTCTCAGCTATCTGCTTCCGTGAGCCGGGATTGAATACTGTTACCTTGTCCTTCAGTTGCTTACCTGTCTTCTCTGACCAACGTTCTTCAACGATGGGTGGGAAGATAGCTTGTAGCTCTGCTTCGATGTTGTTCATCTCAAACATAAGATCCATCATCAACTTCTCTGCATACGGTACGTCAAGCTTAAAACCGTTACGTTCCTGCTCAGTGGCGATCCAGCCTACACGATGCTCAAGATCAATACATTTCTCAGAAAAACCCTCTTTAAATAGCTGCATATCCAACCACCTGTGAACCTGTTCAGTCAGTTCAACGTCAGCGATACAGTACTCGATCATCTCGTCTGTTAGTCCACCGTCGTAGTCTGTGAAGTCGAGCTTCCCTGTTCCTCCAAGGATTGTTCCCCAATTACGCAGTGAATGTCCCCCGTCTTGGCTGGGATTGTAGAGTCTGGAGAGGTAGAGAGTGTCCACAACAAGATGCCTAGCAACCCGTACGTTCCAAACACGATCAAGAATACCCACGTCGAATCCGATGAGGTTATGTCCAACGATTTTGTCTGCATTATTCAACACCTTCTGCAATGTGTCTGGTGAGGTGTGAACTTGTATATCGTTCTTCACCTTCGTAACGGCACACCAGATCGTTAAGTGATCCAAAGTGGTTTCTATATCCAAGTAACAGGTATTCATGGTATTTCTCATTCAGTTCGTTACGTTCAGCGTCGTGGTTAAACTTCTGATAAGTCTCCATCAACTGTTCCTGTTCCAATATCCAACTCCCAATCTTGCTCATGGTAGATCATCTCCTCTAGGTCTGCGAGTGTACGTAGATCGGCGCGGTCGATTACATCACCGTCATCAAGACTAACAGCGAAGCATTTGTTGCACAAGTCTACAAACTCTTGGCTAACAGCAAACCGTCTTGTTGCTTCGTAGTCTGTTAGCTCTACGTCACACGCTATACATCTCATTCAATAAGTTCCTCTACTGGCGTCAGCTTATGCTGATCTAAAAAGTAGGCTGGTTTACCTCTACCAAAAGGATCGCCCCAGTTTTCCTCTTGTACTATCTCATCATAAGTAGCATAACCTACTGCAGTATACTCAGGAAACTCTCCCACTACTAGTAGGTAAAGATCACATTGATCGTTCTTCTTGTGAGGCATGATGATAAGTCTGCCTGTCCTGTACTTGGTTGTCTTAACATCAACAGTCTTACCGTTACATATCAAGTCATGAGTGGGTAGTTCATGAGCTTGAAAGTCTGTCTCAATATCGTAGTACACATTGAGCATCTTTGCTGCTGCCATCTCAGAACCAACACCGTCAACATCAGCATCTTTATATGACTTAGTAAATAAAGTTTCAGACAGTTTGTTGTTGAATCCTTTATCTCTCGCATTTTCATAACGCATACGAGCGATAGACTCACAGACCTTTTGTTCGTTTTTTCCTAGCTTATAAGATAGCACTATCCTTCTCCTCACGCTGTGTCAGTCGTCCAGTAGCCTCGTTGTAGAATACCTCACACGCCTTCCCTGTCTTACCCGTGTATCTGTTCTTCAACACACGCAGCACGGTCGTGTTTCTGACAACAGGATCATCACTCTGACTGTTACGCTCAGCACCAATGACCGCATCAGACAGCTGTGCAATCGACGCAGAGCCACGTAACATACCAAGGCTAGTGACAGCACCATCCTCCAACTGCTTCCCTTCAGGGCGTCTCAGGTGGCTCACAAGGAACATACAAATACCCATCTCCTGAACGAACGTCCGCAGCTTAGTCATGATCATATCCAAAGCACGTCGCTCATCACCGTTGCTCTGGTCAGACACCAAGATAGAGACGTGATCGAGTACGATATAACGTACGCCTAGTACCTTGACAAAGTATCTCATCCTGCCCAGTACGTTTTCTATCTCGTTACTGCCGAAGTGTTCCCAGAGATAGACACGGTTCTCATAGTCCATCGTATCGTAGACTAGATCAATGTCAGTGTCGTTGTACTCACAGTCTGGAAGGTGGATAGGCTTGTTCAGTTCAAGACCTACAAGGCCACGCATGGTACGCTCAGGTGTCTCCTCAAGAAACATCAACCCAAGGTTGTCCTCAGACTGTGCCATAATGGAACTGACTATCTCACGCAGCAGTGTACTCTTACCCAGTCCAGAGCCAGCACAGATAGTTACCAACTCAGACGTGCGTATGCCGTACAAGTGTTTGTTCAGTCCATCGAACGGATACTGTACCTTCGCCTTGGTGAGTGGCTTTTTGATCAGATCGCGTAGCTCACCGGCACCAACGATACCTTCAGGTGTGTACGGCTGTGCTGACCAGAACGCTTTGGTGTATAGCTCTGACTGATTGTTAACAAGGTAATCACACGCATCCTTGTAGCCGTTGACGTGCTTAACAATCCTTGCCTTGTTACCGAACAGATCAGCACACTCCTTTGCTGCCTTCTGTCCCGGCTCATCAGCATCGAAACAAATAACAATGTTCTCGAAGCTGTTCAGCCAATCATAAAAAAGGCGACAGTCCTTTGCCGCCGACGTTGCACCGTTACGGACACTGACAACGGGATACTTACTGCCTGTCATTTGATGAGCCGCTAACGCATCGTACTCACCTTCAACGATAGTCACATACTTACCACCTTCAGGAAACAAGTGCTGTCCATACAAGCCAGCCTGCTTCCAATCTCCAATGATGCTGAACCGCTTGTCAGGGTTGCGTACCTTGGCAGCTATCGGCTTTGTTGGATCTTCAGGGTTGTAGTAACCGAATGTTGTAACATCACCCTGCTTAAGTGCTGCGTACTTCTTCGCCGTTGTTCCTGTAATGAGACGGTCAGTAATCGTACGATACTCCGCTGTGATTAAACGGTGTTCTGTCTGGCTAAACGATGGCTTTGGTGCATCGCTGATAGATCCTAGCTCTCGTACGTTTTCCCGTACGTTAAACTTATCGGCTTTGGTGTACTTGCTACAGTTAAAACAATAACTAGAGCCGTCCTCATTGTACGCTAACGCATCACTGCTGCCGCAGTCTGCACAAGGCTGGTGTGTTTCAGTGAAGGCCATGTCTGCCTGCTCCCATGTCGCTGTACAATTCATCAATCTCACCGTCGTCCATTGACTCTAACAACTCAGTGAAAAACCCACCTGCAATGTTCAACGCTTCCGTTACGGTTAACAAGTCCAACTGCCGTTCAACAAGTTCCAGTATCTTCTGCTCTTTAGAGATACTCATAGGATAAATACCTTATAAGATAATAAATTTAAGATAGTCTTATATGCTTTCTGCATAGAGTCTAACATCACTCTTCGTGCCTGTACAAGTCCTCTTCTTTAATATGTTCAACAATCTTGTCATAAGTTTTGTCGCTAATATGCTCCACTATTTCTGATCCGTACCACTTGACAGATGTTAATTCAATAAACTTGTCGCGTCTGTCGAAGTGATACTGAACCTGAACATCAATGGTTAAGTCTAGGTCGTACATGTTACACTCCCTCATAAATCACCTCCGTTGTGTGCTTGACAATTCGGTATCGTTTACCGTTGCCACGTTTAGAATATACGTAGTCCTTCGCTTGATCAATACAGTCTATCGACCACACCTGCGACCATACATCATCGTATAACTCTACGGTATACATAACATTCATTCCAATCATGTCTCTCTCCTAGTCAAACGTTAAAACAAAATGACCTTCTTCAGGCATACTTGCATCATCTACACGGTACGTAAAGTGTGTGATCTTCACTGCGTTAATAAGCTGCAAGTCATCCTCACCTCTACTGTAACAAACCTCTTGTTTCAAGTAACGATCATCCATGCGTAACAATGTTTCAATTAACTTTTGATATGTCATGCTTCCATCTCCATCCGTCCAGATATTTCTATGCGTAACCACCCAAGCCAAACAATATACGAGAACGTAATGTAATCATCTGGTGGTGCATACATGGTTGATACTTTAAATCGTTTTGTCAAGTATATATCGACAGTGTACTTACCAAACTCGATGATGATCCCATCGCTGCCAAAGTTTGTTGTGCATCCGTAGTACTTCTTCGCCGTTGTGATTCTCATTTGTCACCCTCGTCTAATACAATGCTTTTTAGTTCCTCATTCAAAAAATAAATATCGTGATCATAAATTTCTGTTTTAAGTAGTTTCAACGCTTCGTCCTCCGTTTTTGCATTTACGTAATAAACTTTTTCATTTGTTTCAATAGTCGTTATCTGAAACTTTTTCATCTTAACAACCTCCCTTGTCGCTGTAAGTCCCGTCGCAGTGCTTTACGTCGTGCCTTACGCTGTCGTCTGCGTCTCGCTCGTGGGTCTGTCCAGTTCTCATAAGCCCAGCAAAGGCCAGCCCAGACTGGCACAAAGCTGAATAGAATTGCAATGTCAAGTAGTGTTGGATTCATGCTGTCACCTCCAGTTTAGGTATCTCTGCACCGCGTCTACGTAATACAACGCCGTGCAATAGGATATGTGTTCGCGTCATGTAATCGGTAGGGTTTGCCATGCTCTCTTGTATCACGTGCGTAGGTAATCCCACCAATAGAGATAAATAGTATTGTTTAGCTGTCATTACGCCACCTCTTGCTTGTTAAATTTGTCGTTCAATGTGAGCATAATCGCTTGATAAATCAACTCATACGCGATCAATGTCATCATCTGATTAGCGCTTTCAAATTCTATACCGTGATTGAACGCGGCATCCTCTGCATCATTAAACAGTGCTGAATCAGCGTGGCGCATCATCGTCACCAGATCCCATGCCATGCCGTAGTAAATCACATATTGGCTGCTGTCTGCTAATTCGTGTGCAATATCGTGCCAGTCATCTTGATCATTTAGGTCATGCTCATAGTTGAACCATACGTCATCACATAGCGAGTCAACGTAGTTATCAAATTCTTGTAAGTTGTTCATTGTCATTTCTCCTAGTAACCTAACTATTCAAGTACTTCGTTTGATTTGTAAACTGATTTGCTTCCTACTTCTTCAACAAATTCTTCCCAGTCTATGCCGTGCGCTAACACCTCCGCCTTGGCTTGCTTTGCTGATACATCGTAACCTTCCATTGCTTCGTCGTATGTCATGGTGATGTTTCTCCGTTGAGTTGTGGACCGCCTACGCGGCCCCTAGTAGTTGCTGAACTGCTTCTGTCATTGGGTAGCCTGAATTAGCTACTGATAGCTTACAGTCACCAAACGAACCTTCCTTTAAAACTACACAATCAAAGAAAGGATACGTTTCGGCGTCGTCGCGGTTTAACGCGATAATAAACTCAATATCCCAACCACGCTCACCAGTCTCCGGATGACATGTATAAATCTCATATAAGTTGAACATAATTAAATTTCCTTTATCATTTAGTTGATGAGTGCATATTAAGTATTGACATTTTAAAACACAATATCTTTTTGGAAATATTGAAACAGAAAACCATTCACGGAATGAATAGAGGTGTGTTA